GTGCGGGTTGAGATGAATGGCATATCTCAAACTCATAAGATGATACTCATGAAATAGTATCAGATTTACAAACTCACAGCAGAAACTAAACATTCCAAACCTCAGATGTCGTCCTGCACTTCCAATGAAACGGTGGGAAAGGTGTATGCGCTCCGGAGACACCAACCGGGTTCATTTCTGAGTCGTATTCGATCTGGTCATCCTTGATCCAGGGTGCGAGGGCTTTGATGTAATCTCTGGCATCATCCAGGCTACTGGACTTGGTATCCAGAGCCATGAGCTTATCCATCACTTCCAGGGCATCGTTGAGTGGATAGACCTTATCCTGGGCTGCCAATGCCCGGCAGATATCACTGGTGCGGTCATCCAGGATAACCACGAGCTTGTAGTACCTGGCTTTGGCTTTCTTATAACCTTGCAGCCTTCCGAACTCCCTGATGCGCAGGGCGGTATGCTCTGCCAGTCCCTGCCAGTAGTGGGATGAGCGGTTTGCCAGGTCATTGAACTGGTCTTTGAGGGTATCAGCAAGCATTTCTTTGGTATAGCCTTGTTCTATGGCTTTGGAGAGGACATCGGCAAAGTTCTGCCTGATGTCTGCATCGAAGTGATTCCCGATCCAGAACAACTGCTGCTTCTGGATGGTGGATGAGAGATGCTGGTCTTCTATACCCCAGAGCCCAATGCTGGTCTTGGTTGGGGCTTGCACTTGGGTGTCTCTCAGTCCGAGGCGCACACAGCGGTCTATTATCGCCTTGGTGGGCTCATTGACCAGGGCCGCGAAGTCATCTCCCAACTGGGTGTTGATGATGCCCATAAGCTTATCTATGGAGTCCCGGTTGATCTTCTCTGCTCGTGGCATGTCACTCAGCATCTGGATGGCAAGTCTGGCAGCATCCCTGATCTCGGTCTTCCAGGCATTGTTCAGGACACGGTAGTATTCAAGCATGAGTTTATCGTAGTAGTTCATCAGAAGGCGAACCTCCTGACCTTGACTCTGTTCCTGCCGATATCGTATTCCGAGAACCGTTCCAAGCAGCCTGCCAGGGCATCACAGCCATCGATGTAGCCATCAGGATAGGTGAGGAACTGACTGATGAGAGTGGGAGTATCTTGGCCTTCAGGAAAGAGTATCTTTGCTGTCTCGATGATGGTCTCGGTTCTTTCGATGCGGAGGTTCTTGTTGTCCTTGTTATCGATACGCTTGATTCTGTGACTGATGGGTGGCAGATGATTGTCCTGTGCCCACCTGTCGAAGTCAGCCAGGATACGAGCTTGACCATAGGTAGTTTCACAGGCTGCCCGGGCTTTGACTCTATATGTTCTATCAAGTTCCTGATAGGTATCATAGTAGTATCTGAAGAACTTGGTGTTCTCGGTCTGCCGTATCCAGACGTGAATCACATAGAACCTGTTGCCGTCATAGCCTATGGAGATGATGGCCTTGTAACAGCCCTTCTCACCCCAGGCGGGATCGGCATAGAGCCAGACCCGCTTCATGTGAGATGGCTCAGGCAGAGTTTTGTATCTGGTGAACCAGTGGTTCTTGAATATGTTCCCTTCAATGACTGGCTGCCCCAACATCTCCCTCTGGTATCCGGTATGACCAAACTTGGCTCTCAGATTAGGCAGGGTGGCAGTGGGGTACTGCTCCTCCCAGATGGACTTGCCATGCATATCTTCGAGAGAGAAGCGCAATATCGCTTTCTGGTGCGTTTTCAGAACCGACCTTGTGTCCAGATCAGGGTTATCAGCCCGTATTTCGCCCAAGATAAGCTCCTGAAACTGGCAGATCGCATAGTTGGGATGCACCAGGTTACCGAGCCAGACGATCCTGCCATTTCCCTCCGGTGAGAGAGCTCCGGCAAGCTCCTGGGTGATCTTCTCCATGCGTCTCTTGCCGATGGACTGGTTGCCCATGTTTTCTTCTTTGTCGATATCGTCACAGACGATCAGTCCGGGCCGTTTGGCAGTCTTGGGATTGATGGTTCCCCTGTGAGACTGCTTGATACTTCTGGCTCTGATCCTCGCCTTGTTCTTGAGATAGAAGTCGAGATCAAAGGCATCCACGGGCTGCAGCTCCGGATAGTCCATCGTGAGCCGCTTGTTGTTCCGCAGCTCATGCAAGGTAAAGGCAGTGCGTTCCTGAGCCAGATCTATGTCTGCGGCTGTATGGATCACGTAGCGTTCACCCTGGATGATCATCCAGATGGGATAGACCACTCCCATGAGTACCGTTTTGCCCAGCCCACGAAATCCGGTGATGGCAATGATGCCTGAGCCCTTGTCAGTCTCATCGAACATGGTCTCATGCGCTGGGCAAAAGGGTAGTGGGAAGATATGCGGGAAATAGGTATGGCAGAAGAACGAGAAGGCATCCCATCCTGATCCGGTGGTACGCCTGATCCTCTCAGTCTTGGCTTCAGGATTATCGTCTATAAAAGGCAAGACGGAGATCGTCTTGGATGCGATCTCCGTCAGAGCCTTGTTATGCCGCTGAATGAACTTCTTAGGCATAACCGGGTATCACCCCAACCCCCGGCAAGCCGTTGGTCGGGGACCCCGAGTTTCCGGAAGGATCAGCGGAACCGTGGGGATCGGCTCCGCTGTCAGGCAGGCAGGATGTCGTGGAGCCGGAGGGAATAGCTCCACTCGTTGGAGGGTAGGTAGGCTGGTGTGTTTGGAGGTAACCATGTGTCTATCCATTTCTGACTCGTAAGTACTCGGCAAGATCGAGCACGATACTCTGAAACTGTTTAAGCATAGTCTCATAGCCCTTCTCGATCATGAAGTCGGTCACCTGATCCAGGAAGCGGACGATATAGTCGTTCAATTCTTTGGAAGGCTCAGCGTCCTTCTGGTTCTGCCTGATCAGGCTGACGAGGCTCTGCAGAGCGGTGTCCGCCGGGTTCTTGGCATATTCACGCAGTGCCTGGATGAGTGCCTTCTTGCGGGCCAAGTTGATCTCATGGTCGAGCTTGCGCTCTTCCTTGAACTGCTCGTCCCATTTGCCGGACTTGATCCACTTACGGACGGTGATGCCGGAAACTCCGAAGATCAGCGCCAACTCAGTGGGATCGGTCTTGCCGTTCAGATAGGCTTCCCTGCAGTTGTCCCGCTTGATGCGGAACTCATGGCTGTTACTCATACTCGGGGCGTACCTTGTGCTTCTGCAGATAGAGGTTGAGGTCTTTGCCGGAGCAGCGCAGCTGTCCGTTTTCTTTGGTTCTGAAAGCCGGCAGAGGATCGCCGATGTCACGTATCCAGCGGTAGACGCTGGAGCGGTCGACCCTGAGGATCTCGGCTATCTCATCGGTGCGGTAATTGCGTTCATCTTTGAAGATATTCATCAGTTCCTCTGCGGTGTTGGTATTCATAGGTGCCATTATTCATTCTCCTGTGCTTTTATCAAATAGAGATGAGTTACGCTGCCACTGTTTCTCACAGGGCAGGGAAGTTGAGGACGATCTGGCGGAACTGGCCCGACTCGTCACGTTCATAGAAGTTGATGTACTGCTTGGTGGCTACCACCTGGATGGCCTGGTCGATCAGTTCCATCGCTTCCTTCCAGGTCTTATCCTTGATGTTGTAACGGCGCAGGCGCAGGATGCGGTACTTGGCGATCTCGCCTTTCTTGTCGACCTGGAAGGCTTCGCTGATGATGGCCCGGAGGTTGACGTTGGAGTCGGCGGACCAGGCTTTCAGGCACTCATCGATCTTCTGCTTGGCGAGTTGAAGTTCGATGCCGAACTGGATGCGTTCCTTGAACCTGATCTCCACCCGGTACTTGCCGTCAAAGCTGTTGAGGACGGCATTGCCCTTCCACTCCAGGCCGTTCTTCTCGGCTACCTGCTGGAGATAAAGTTCCACGTCCTCAAAGAACTTGTTCTTGTCAGCTACCATACGCTGATGCAGCTTGATGGCCCGGTTGATGGTCTTGCTTACGATGGCGTCCTGCTTGAGGATCTCAGGTCTGATGATCGAGACCGGAATGCTCTGGCCGTTAGCGTCAATACGGGTGGGTACGGGCTTTTTAGCCTTGGGGGTCTTGGGTGTGTCCATTGGATGCCTCCTTGTTGTCTGTATATTTGGCTTTCTTTTCATTCTGTTTGATATAGTTCTGCAGCATGGCGATCACAGCTCTGCGCTCCTTCCTGTCGAGTAGGTTCCAGTGGCTTTTGGAAAAGTGTTTCAGCATGAATGCCCGCAGTTGAGACTCGGTCCAAGCCGCAGTTTTCATGAGATAGAACATATACATGCCCTGGCGGTCGAAAGTAAAGACTTGGGGTCTGCCATGCTTGCGATACTTGAGCAGGAGAGCCTTCAACTCAGTTAAGCGGTCCTCCGGCAAAGCCCTCAGCGATTCACCATAACCGAGGCCCTTGATGATGAACCTGAAGGCATCAAGCGGCCAGTGGAACTTTTTGACCCTGAGGCCGTGTATCTCCTGGCGTAGTTTTCGTTCCCGCTGTTCCTGATCCATAGAATGCCCCCGGTTGGCTGGTCTTACAGTGCTTGCTGTGGGTGTTGAGCCATGCGCTTCTTAGTTCGGTAAGGCGCTCTTTGCTTAGGTGGCATCCCGGCCTTGCTTCGCATTTCGCCCAGGATGCCTTTGATCACAATCGATCCCACCATGGGGATTTTCTGGTGGTCTAATACGCAGTATCCGCTCTTATTGATGCCGATCACCTTAACCGAGGCCATCGCCTCCAGATAAACGAAGACCCACTGGCGGCTTCTCCCGAAGGCTTCTGCGATGCTCCTGATCGAGGTGAAGCTGCGTTTTTCGATCAGATCGAGAAGTGCCAGGGCTGCCTTGGGATCGAAGCTCCAGTGCGCCCGCAATTGCTTGTCCAAAGTTGTGTTGAAGCGGTTGCTGCGGACATAGATGGACTCCCGGTGGCTGGCTAACCTAATGGTCTCGTCCTCAAGGAGTTCGCTTATGATAGGCTCAAGCTCCCCGATCTCCAGTCCCGTCATATTGGCTACCAAGGGCGAATCGAAGGGCTTGTTGTACTGGTTTACGAAGTTCAGCACAAGTTCTCTGGCGGTCATAGGTCTCTCCCCAGATCGAGATTGGCAATGGAGAGTTGAGGATTGCTGGCCTTAGCCCGCTCGATGATGTACATGATCTTCACAGCCTTACGGAGATTGCCTTCGCAGTTGAAGTCGATCTTGTTTACTATGGACTCATCCACCGGTATCTCCATCACTTCCTTGGCGATCTTGCGGATATCGTCCCTGCCCACTTTCCTGAACTCGTAGAAGTAGTTGCAGCGGTCGAAGTAGTGGCGGTTGATGGCGGCCAACTTGTTCCGGGCATCCTGCATCCCGACCAGGATCACGATGGTAAGGGTGACATCCACGATGTCCCGGATGGCACCTAAGAGACGGTCATGCTTGAAGGCATAGTCGATCTCATCGATCACGATCACCGTCTCCGGATTGTCGTCCAGGAGCTTCAGGCAGTGCTTGAAGATGTTGTTGGTGGTGCCGCTGGGGATGAACTCACCCAGTCCGAAGCGGCGGTAGAGAGCTGTCATCAGATCGACCGCGAAGGACTTGGGAGTGGTGGTCGATTCCAGCCGCATATAGATGTAACCTCGCATGAAGGCGATGCGGCTGGCATAGGTGGTCTTGCCCAGGCCGGGCTTGCCGTAGATCAGGCCCAGGCCTACCATCTCGGTCTTGGGCCGGTTCATCAGGAACTGGATGCAGGCATCGGCCCTGATTACGTTCTTGATTTGCACGAGCTTGTTGGGTTTCATTGATCCTCCTTGTCAGATTATGCCGACTTTTTTCAGCATGCCGTAGAAGCTCTCGTCATCATCATCGTCCTGCTCTTCGGGATCAGGATCGGCGGTTAATGCTTCTTGTTCATTCTCTGTACCAGTTATCTTGGTATCTGATTGCTTAGAGCCGAAGCTCTGTTCCTCAGGCTTTATGAATTCCAATTCAGGCAGTTCCTTGACCATCTCCCGCTCCATCTCTTCGATGCGGTCTTGAGCCTCAGGTTCGGGTGCGGTGATCATGCTCCCTTGTTGAAAGGTGGGATTGGGTGCGCTCAGGCTTTCCCGAACATAAGGTTCGAGGAGATTATCCACCGCCTCCTGATTACGCAGTACGAAGTCTCGGGCATGCTGTTCGGTTAAGCGCTGCAGCTTCTTGATCTGCGTGTACTCCTTCTTGAGGGACTGATGCGAGACCGGGTTGTTCTTATCGATGTGGATGAAAGGATGCTGGCTGCGTCTCAGCTCTGCCTGGCAGATGAAGTTGTCTTTCATATCATAGACCAGTATCCACCTGGCCTCGGCATAGTCGTATCTGATGATCACCGGCTTGCCGATGTTGTCCATCAGGGCGACGTGCCAGTAGAGCAGCTTGTTGAATACTATGCCATCGTTTCTAACTGACTTGCGTTCGGTGGCCAGCATCATGAAGTTGAGTTTATCCGGCCTGAGCATCCGCTCTTCCGGCACCAGTGCGGAACTGAATACCTGCCAAGGTGTCTTGCCTTCCAATGCACCATGCTCGGTCTCGCCGTAGATGTGCCTGATGTAGAAGCCGATCATCT